CTCTTTAACGCCTTCATTAGCGAGCCAACTAGAACGGCTATGGCTGCACCCCAGCCCAAAGTGGAGGTCGAAAGCACCGCAAACAGCCCAGCAAATCGACCCAATCCAAGGGCACTCAAAGCAGTTCCGCCTAGAGAGGTTCTCATTTTGCCCATGTTTCCCAGCGAAGGCAGTTTTGGCGGGCGTCCTGGCAAAGTAATACTGGTGGTTGGCACAGCAGGATTGCCTTGTGATAAAAGTTGAGCGACCGTTTGTGACGGCGGCAAGGCTGGAGGCCCGCCAATACCGCCAGTCCCCATTGCACGAGGTCTATTTGGATTAGGAAGAGGAGGCGGCCTGTTGCCCATTTTGGCAGCAGATTCTTCGATTCTTTTGGACAAATCTTCCATAAGGGAAATTTGTTCTGCAATCTTTGGGATTGCGAAGGAACTGCCCGCAGCGGCTCCCACAGCAGCGGCACCGGCTGCCGATCCCAACGCCACACCTAACGCATTAACTGAATCTTTTGATTTAGCTGCTGCCGATCCTAATGCGGCAATGGCAGTTGTTTTGATGTCGGAAACGGAATTATCAACAGCCAAAACTTGAGCCTTTAAGTTCTTCAACTCAGAGGTATCAATTCGGACTTTTATAATAAGATCGGCAAGTGTGTTGAACGAAAGCATATTGCTATTTAGACAAGCCCATTAGCTTCTTTTTGCCTTTTCGCCTTGAGTTCTCGTGCCTTCTTGAGATTGCTGGAATAATCATTGGCATTGCCCGACCAATTAAGCCAGTAAATTTGAGGCATCGTCAAGGCATTGATGACATCTGGCCCGACCCCTTCTTTCCATGCCTTTTGATAATCCTTTATCAATTTGTCGCTGTCTGACAATAACTGTCTCTTAGGACTTGTAGCTGATTTTTTTTTACGTCATCGTCGTCTCCATTGTAGATCGACGACAGCAAGATGATGACTTCGTTCATTTTGCCCAGATCAACAAAACTAAAAGCATCAACTTGTTCTCTGGTCACGTCCTTGTGTCTATGACGCAAAGACAAGAATACCACTTCTACAATTCCTTCTAGAGTGGCTATGCCGTCCTGAAAAGATTGGTCTTCGAGACTTACTCGCTTGGCAGAACATTCTTTGAGTTCGGCCCTGAGTAAATCCGCAGGGATGTCCCCAAGTTTTTTCAAAGTGTAATAACTGTGAAATTGAGCGAATCGAAGTAAATCACCAAGATCGCTTTTTGTGAGTGGGCTTAGTTCCCAGGTTTTGTCTCCGAGTTTATACAGCACTGGAGAAGCTGTGAGATCGCTTAACGGGTTCATATTCTATGATAGTGGACCAATAAAAAATCCTCCATGATCTACACAGACCAAGAAGGATTTTTACTAGCTCAGGATGCAGGAAAAACCAGATTAGAAGAAGGCGTCACCACACAAATTATCGCAATGACCCGTCTCGGAGCATTCGTTGAGGACAGTATATGGACCATCACTCTTCCAGTTGCAAACATATCCCAATGCGCCATCTAGACTGTGGGTATATGCCACGCTGGTAATGACTGCATTAGGAACTTGGAAATTACACAGACTGTTTTCGCAGTTTGTCGCCTGCAAAGCCAAATAAACGCAAGAACCAGATCGAAGCTGAGGCGGCTGGGTAATGATGTCCGAATCCCAAAGGGCGGTAAAAGAGCCAGTTGCTTGTCTACGACCCGTGATTAGCTTGCCGTAGCCGTTGCTTGATTTGTGAGTAGTGTCTATTTCACTAGCTTCATCATTAGCCGTCCATTCTTGAACGTGCATTGTATAGGTTTCGACATCGTTTGTCAGTATAACATCGCCTGAAATCCCAGCAAAAAACGCCATAGTTATCTCCATTGTCCTGATTGAACATTTGATCTAGAATATGTAGTCGCTTAGAAAAGAATTTTTGGAGATCAAAATGCCCAAGATCAAATTTATTGAATATCGAGGCGAATCTAGAACAATCAGAGATTGGGCAAAATTAAAGGGCATCAAGCCTGCCACAATTGCCTATAGATTAAGAAATGGCTGGCCGATAGAAGATGCCTTAAATCTGGACTTGCACTCAGGAAAAAAGATGAAGCATGGAAACTGGAAATTTCATCGAAAAGAATATAAGACTTGGCATGGAATGTTGGAAAGATGCACCGATCCAGAGCGATACCATTGCCAAAAAGGCATCAAAGTCCTATACAAGGATTTCGATGAATTCTTTCAGGACGTTGGTTCCTCACCCAGCCCTAGACATCAAATAGACAGAATTGATAATGATGGTCACTACGAAAAGGGGAATTGCCGCTGGGCAACGGCAAAACAAAATAATGATAATAGAAGCAACACTGTCATCGTAACCTATGGAGGAATTACGAAACTTTTAGTCGAATGGGCAAAAGAGCTTAATCTTAATTACATGACTACATTAAATCGTTTTAACAAGGGTTGGCCTCTAGAAAAAGTATTTGCGCCTAGAATGACGATTAAAGACCCACTTGTCACATTTCATGGAGAAACAAAGACCATTGCACAATGGGCCAAGGAAAGAGGAATTCATTATGTAACTCTAAGAACTCGATTGTTGCGATATGGCTGGTCAGTCGAAGACGCCATGAATCAAAAACTAATTCAAGGTCAAAAACATCACAAACACGGCAACTCTTCCTGAGTCTTCGTTAGCATAAAAGTTAAGGTTAATTGCCCTTCCCAAGAGTCACTTCCAATTGATTGACTTCGATCAGCAATTCGAGTGGCATTATGTACCCGATTGGTAATTTGTAATTGGGCGGCCCCATCCGTATACAAATCCTCTAGATTCTCAAGAACCGCCTCGACTTCTTCACGGCCTTTTCCAAAGACAAAAAAAGTTACAAAGACGTTTCTGACGGTAATCCGCTTTCTGCCGCTCTTAGCTTCATTCAAAATTTGGGTTCTGATTTCGCTAAGAACGACGAAAGGTTTGATTCCTTGTCCAGCATTGCTCGGAAGACGATCTCCATACATGGAGTCGTTACCAATCAAGGTGCGTAGATTGACAGCATCATTCAGTGTTGATGTCTTGTAAAGCTCTACAATCGCACCGAGTAATGATGGAACTGCCATATTAGTTGAATAGAACAGCGATTCTAATGGTTTGTGAAGCTGTGCTGGCATGACTCAATTTCAAAGTCGCCACGCTAAAAGTCGCCAAGGGATTTGTAGAAGTGCCGTCCCAAATGGCAGCGGTTCTTCCAACCGGCAGAACAATTGCATACAATTCTGCATCCATACCATCGAGTAACACGAAGGTCGCTTGAACTGGAGCATAGGCTGTAAACGCCACAACATTATCTCCAGTAAGTACCAAATCCTCGACATCGACAATCATCACAGTAATTGCGGTGTCTGCGTCGGGAAAGTCGTCCCCAGAGCCGCCATCTACCGGCACGCTATTTACGGAAACGGTCCCCACGGTCACGCCTCTACGACTGCCTGTGGCCCAATAAATATCTACCTCTGCGGCAGTCGTGATATTGTGACCGTCGCCCAGAGTGAGGATACCTGTGTCGGCATCTGTTCTGGTAGATAGAGTTCCTGCATTAGCACCAGCCAATGTTACCTCTCTAACTTCCACAGCTTCGCTCGAAACAGTAAACGATGCAGGGAAATTTTTCCCTGCGACAGAAATTGATTCACGGACGGTCATGTCAATAGCCATAATTTTTTCCTCTGTTTTTATATAGGAGTTAAACGCTCAAATCTTCCCATTGGCTGTCTTCCCTAACTTCAATCTTGAAAAGTCTAGACAAACCACACAAATTTTTCTTATCCAAAACTCGATAAAGTTTGATTGTTCCCAGGACTTCCCCCGTGTCTATCTCTATCAAACTATTGATTTCCACCTTATTCCAGGCAGTTTGGTCATCAGTGTAGAGTCTTCCTCGCTTAACTTCTCGCTGAGCCATCAAACTAGGCAGAACGTCTTGTGAGGGATATTCTTGATAGAAACAGTCAATATCCTGATCCAACACCACTTTATCTCTGGTGAAACCTGCGGATACATCCTGTCCATAAGCTATATCATGCGAAGTAAATGTGTGGGGAAAAAACACTAGATGTACCGATCCTTGTAATTCGAGAGGATTGACAATAAATCAGGAGTCAATTTGCTTCTGAATTGATTGCTAAATTGCAGATCATAACTGTATTCATCGAGCTTTTCTGAGACTCTGGTAGGTTGTCCAGCAAAGCCGCCAATATCGTTAAAAAAGGTCGTAATTAGTTCGGCCACGACGAACTTCAAATCATCTGGCAATGGATCAAAACCACCATTCCAAATGACCCTGACGGTGTGATTGCAACCGCACTTTCTATTCGGTTCTAAAATGCCTCGTTTTGGATCAAGTTGGTATGATCCGAACCCATCCCAAACTTGCAGATTGTTAGGGGTTGAGCCTGCGCTAGAAATCAAATCAACAGCCAATCTTGAAGCATATTTAGCTGCGACAGAGGCGGCCCAGCCAGATTCATTATTGATGGCGTCCACCAGATCACTTAGACTAAGATTGGCATAATCTAAATCAATCGTGGTGACTGCCCGTGTAGTGCCATCGACTAGGTTGAGATTATTGTTGCTGATGCCATAAGAAGAACTTGTCGGGCCGGTAATTTTGATTGCTGATTGATGTTCATCAAAAACTCTGATGACATAATCGACTGGATAAGCAGTCAAATAAAGCTCTAGGGTTCGGTCATAATAGATTTCATCATAATCACCTTTTACAAGGCGTCGTTTGCAATATCGCTCCATGCCTGCGAGGAGGGAGGTTGCAATTGCATCGAATCGAGTTTCGTCGCCTGATGTCAAATCTAGATGGGCGACCAAGGGATCGTTAAAATCAAGAATTTGGTTGGACATTGGCTTCCTTTTTGTTGCATTCTTCGACCACAACCTCACCGGCATTTCTATACGCCATCTTCAATCTTTGAAAGGCATCTATTGTCAAAGGAAATTCAAGTTCTTGGACCACTTCCTTGTTTTCACGGGATTTAACCATCTTATTTTCAGGGATTAACATGTTGTATTTAGAGTAATACAACGAAAAAAGCCCAGGTATTACCTGGGCTTCTTTACAAGAAATCTCAAAACCATGCCTGTACTAGACTTGCTAGGAAATACGCTGCCTTCACTTGCCCGGACCCTGCCGCCGCACTACAAGTTAATACCGCAACATACCATTTACACAACTTCGCAATTCCTCACCGCAACGACAGGCGACCTCGCCAAAACCTCACGTCTCACGTCATCACCATACCGTCACGTTACTTAACTAGACCCGTCTGAAAGATACCAATACACGAGAGTGCATGACCTCGCCATTACGGCTCATCACACGTCTCTGCGCCACTTTACCAACGCATAAAGCGACTATGCCCACACCGTATGATACATAACCAAGACACTATTAGACGACACTACACCGAGACTTCACCAGCCAAACCTTGCCAGTACATGCTATACGATACCTCCACTTCATTTGGAGTAACTTTGCCATGACGCAAAGATTCACAACAATGCTAGGACTTGACTTCTCGGAACTACACCATCACTTTTCGTAATTTCACTTTTCGTAACCTAAACCTTACCTGTACGTGACATTTCAGTATATGGCTATACCACCACACTTCATTTCGGTACGACACCGCTACATTAGAAGGCTAGAAAATACCCCAGCCGAACGCAAGTTTACATGACTATGCCATGACTTCACGATGCCAAATGTCACGTCGCCATTACTGGTCGGAGACATCTTCCCACGAAAATCTGCCCTTCCCCGCCGATCTCCACTGCCCTAGACCAGACCAACGCCCGTGATCCAGCATTGCCACAATGCACTTATCTGGCAAAGTGCCATAAGGTACGTGTACTTCAAATTCTAAGATTGTTCCCGCTGGAATCACATAAGATCGAGCTATACTCGTGCGTGGCCCCTTTGGGGTATCAGCCCTGAGAGGTCTTTCACAGATTTCGAGCTTGGCATCGGCAGGTGCCACATAGATTTTGTTGGGAGAAATAAAAACACCGTGGCTCACCTTGGACTGCAACTGCTTGATCGCAGTCTTTCCCTTTCCGAACTCCTTCATTACACGTCCCGCCTCTTTGAGCAAACCTTTGACCATGTAATGGGGTATATAATAGCCCTTTTCATCCTTGAGGAAGCCAGTCAAACCTCGTTCAAGCTCGTCAATATCCTCCACGCCATCCAAGGTAGATTCAAGTTCGGCGTTAATTTCATCTTCTGTCTTGCCATCACGCTTCATGCCCTTTGTCATTTTCCCAGCGACATAATCTGTCCAAATGGACTTCTGGGTCGGCATGGTGCCGAGCATGTCGTCTAATAGTGTGAGTTTAACTTTCATTTTCTTTCTCCTCTAGGTTTGGTTCGAGTTTCAAGGGTGGAGTCCACTTAGACTCGTCCATGCAGACAGGAACATCATCAATCTTTTCTTCTAGTTTTTTGAAATATCGTTCAATTTAGTCCACTTAGACTCGTCCATGCAGACAGGAACATCATCAATCTTTTCTTCTAGTTTTTTGAAATATCGTTCAATTTGGAACTTGACAAATGATTTTGTGGCAAACAAACTTATGAGATGAGTACGAGCCTCGGCAATAGCCAGATTAAAAGTATTCAATTCATCGAGCAATTCTCTTAGTTCTCTATTCATCTCTGTGTATTCTTTTGTGAATGTTTGTCCCCTTGGCAAAAACATTCACTTCGCCAAGTTCGTGATCTAGATCACAGTCAATCTCTTCTTCCAACTCTTGTAATTCTCGATTGATTTGTTCGAGTTGTCTTTCAAAAAATTCTCTTTGTTTGACTTCAATTTCATTCATTTCAATTCCTTTCGATTGCTCTAAGTTGGCAAGAATTGCCCCAACTCCTACAATCTAGTATATCCTATACGTTATTGCAAGCCAAAAAACCGAAATTTTTAGGGTAGACCTGGAGGATAGAAATAGGTATAAACATGACTGGACTCAAATCCATAGCTGCCTCAATTTGCAGTATTTCCTGTTCCTGGGTCTATCTGGACGGTTTAAGAGGATCAAAAGGTTCGTTAGGCAATTAGACTTCGAGAGCTAATCAGAGCGGCTTGTACCCGCTTTTACCTTGCTAGAAATAGTATTGCTTTTGATTTAAGTTGGAACTGTTGGTAGTGTTTCCCTTCAAGGAAGCAGATGAACAGGTGACAATGATAATTAGTCGTCAAAATCTACCGATATAGACGAAACGGCATTGTGATGAACAATGTAACGAGGAAATTATCGAGATTATAAGGGCGTTTTGTAAGAGCCTAACTATGAATCAACCTCTTACTCTTGGGTCTTATAATCATTCATGTCTAGACACATGAATCTGCTAATCTCTTTCATTTAGCTTTAATTCAATTTATTGAGTTTAGTAAGTGTTTTTGGTTGGGAGGAAAGCGCAGCTTTTGGAATAGAGACTCCAATAAAACCTATTTATTGCTATTTTCATAGCCATCATCGGAGAAACTAAAATGACTGATTTTGGACTTGGTGACAAAATTGTTCTCGAAGAAGAACTGACATCTACACTGAGACATCATGGTCTTATTGATCCCAAGACAACTTATTCCCGCCTGAACAAACAACATTGGGGCGTCAGACCTCAAATGATGCCCATCTTCAATCCTGAACTAGACCTCGTGATTGATACGCCACTCGAAAAACTGAAATTCAAGGACTTCATGGTGTTGAAAGTGGGCGGATTTGACCAGTTCAGTAACTTGAAATATGATGAATTGGTAAAAAGGGCTTCGGCAGCCAATCTACATTCCATTTTAGAAGCTCTCACAAGCCGCAAGGCGGCTGCTACAGCCCTCAGATGGACTCTGAGAGGCTTAGACGCCCCCAAAGCCATACGGAAGGTCCAGGTCGATTTGGAAGTGTCGAAGAATTGTTATCCCAAATGAAGATGAAAAAGACTGAAAGAAAACTATTGAGAGCGGCGTCCAAGGTTGTCGGCATCAACGTACCAGGAAGCTCACCCTGAATTGTGGGTGGACGCCTAACAAATCTTACCCTTGTCCGGGGAGAGCCATTAGCCCTAAAAAGCTAATGGCTCTTTTTTTTTTGAATCCCTCCTCAATCCTGGCAACCGCAGCCTGCTTTCTCTCCCAAATTTCCAACTCCTTGCCACTCAACTTAGGTGCCACCCAAACTGCCCTCTTAACGTATGGAAGTCGATCCTCGGCCATAAACGCCTCCAAGGCACTCAGAAGGCCAATAGACAGCGTTTCATAAGTCAATGACCTATATTGGTTGCCAAACACTCTCGTGGCTTCTATGCCCACTTCTGGAGCGTCTGTGGGCATCCAATGTGTCATGTGGTCAAACGGCTCAATACAACGAACTGGATGATGTTTTAGCCATATTCCCCAGGTAGGCGTTGAGAATGCCCCAGCGACATGCAATGGCCCTGAGTCAACAAAAATACACAGACTTGCCGATTCAATCATTGCGCCTAAATGGTCTACAGTAGACGCTGGCGTTTTATCGAGATTGACACAGATGTATTTGTCAGAAGCATTGATGAATTCCTCAATCCTCGTGAGGATTTTATCATCTAGATTCTTGGCCCACGTTTTGGAAACGCCTTTCCCGTGTAGCAGAATTACCTTCTTCCCAAGTTCATCTCGTTGCTTAAAAACTGCGTTTTTAATCTCTGGATCGAGAATGCAGTTATAGCTGTAAAGTTCTGCCTTTGGCTCAAGCCCAAGATCATCAACTATACAATGCGTAGTTTTTGTTTGAGGTAGGTTTTGATATTCCCGATCAGCCATTGGGAAATTGATATAGAGCGACTCTTCCCAATTCCAAACATCAAAAGGTGAACATAATTGTTTATATGTTGCTAAACCACGAAGAATTGCTTCTCGGCCAGGAAGAGTTTCAACTGCAAATTGCATTTCTGGAATATAATGCTTGAGATGTTTAAGCACGATAGAAAATTGCATAAAATCACCCAAACCATGTTTCATGCGTATTAACCACCAACCAGGGAATCTAAGCGTTTTTGGCATGTCCTATAATAGAAAAAGCCTCGTGTGATTTTCATCACACGAGGCTTTTAGTAAGACTATTTCACATCTGGTGAGGCTTTTAGTAAGACTATTTCACATCTGGTTAGCTGGACTGGTCGTCTAGAACCACAAATGGGCTTACGGTAGAAGTACCGTCTGCCAAAGTTACTGGATCGCTGAGCAAGCTCATGCCAGCAAATCGGGCAACGCCTCTGTAGACCACGCAGTCCTTCTTGAAGCTCACATGAGGAGAAGCCTCAATCGTAATGCTGCGGTTCACACCAAGAGCATAAGCCCCAAGGTCAAGCAGCAACACGTCACCTTCGGCACCAATGCCAGCAGTGTACTCGGACACTAGAACTGGATAGCCTAGCAAGTACATCTGTAGACCGTTGGCAGCATTGGCGTTTTGAAGCCAAATGGCCTGACCCAAAGAAGACTCAAAGCCAAGCAATGAGGCCAAGTGGTATGGATGAATGACCCATGCGGCACCAGCACCATTATTCAAACGCTTGTGAGCCGCAATCATGTTGCGGGCATCATGGAATTTGAACTGATTGCTTGTGTCACGCTGAACAGTAATGGTGGCACCATTGCCAATAATTCCATCGCTGTTTGCGCCGTTGCCGTTCAGAATAACGTAATCCATATAGGAACTTAGGGTCTGACGGAAACCATCTACAATAACCGACTCAAGACCGACATTGTTGTTTTGCAGAAGTTCATTGGAAACTTCGACGAAACCCATTGCCTTGTCAGCCTGGAGTTTGACTTGCTTAAAGGTAAGATTGGTGCTGTCAGTCGGCTCGGCTGCCTCGTTCACAATTCCGACAAGCAGGCCGCCATTGAAGGCAGATTCTCCACCGCCACCAGGAGTGGCGGTCTGGTCAAGAACTGGAATATAGGTCACATCAGTCGGCATTGCAATCTGACGGGCACGGCTATTAAGAGATTCATAGCCATCGAGCTTGAAAAGCTCATTGCTCCAAATCTCAGGCACAGTAAAACCACCGACGCCATCAGTGCTTTGCACCATGTCGGTCGTGGTTTTGAAATCATACTTGTTAGAAAGCATGTTGAAAGCCTTCTCACGAGTAGAATTACGAGCAGTCTTGCCCACCAAGGCAAGCCATTCACCAAAGGTTCGGTCGTCGGCTGCCTTTGCTACCGCAGGCAGTCCCTTGCGAGAAAACTGAGTCTTCATCTCGGCCACAAGCTCCGATTTAAGTTCGGTCTTCAAATTTGACTTGATTTCTTCATACAAGTCTTGCTCGCTAGGAGCATTTACATTTTCAGACATTTTGTTTTTACCTTGAAAAAGAGTTAGAATCACTCTTCTGCCGACTTTTCAGATGTGTGAATCTCCAGCTTTTCGCCTGATCCCTCACTCGTCGTTTGTCTTTGAAGCTGAAAGATATGTAGACATGAACAATAAAAAAAGCCACAAGATTTTTCTTGTGGCTTTTGGCCTGTGCGAAGGTAGACTAAGCTATTGCTATGTTATCAGTGACGTTGCACCGCACGCCATGTGACTACCTCGGGTTTGTTTTTATTGCTGGGCATCCTTGCCCTTTACGGCAGCCTCATGCTGCTATTTCTTCAAAATCTTTCTTAGAATATCACTCTTGCTGACCTGCACAACTTTCGGCGTCATTCCGCACTCTTCCGCTGTCCATGACCAAAAGGATTCATCTTCTGGCTCCTCTAAACCAAGCGTCTGATAGATGTCAGGACCAAAAATCCCCTTACTCACACTCTCTACCAAGGCTGTTGGATTGCTCTGGACAGTGCATAGAGAGATTTCTAAAAGGGTCGATTCACGTATTACTCTCCTCACGGAGGCAAGTTCTGGGCGCAAAGTAATCTCTTTCTCAGTTGGCGGCCCTTGTTTCGTGGTAATAAAACCAATAGAAACGCCTCGAATGACTTTCTGTTGAGTCAAAGCAAAAATCTCCGCAGGGAACCAATTCCCTTGCCAATCGGCAGGCTGCTTAGCAAATTGAACTAAGGCTTTGAGGGCGTTCCCATCTAGCTTGTTCCACAAGGCTCGCCCTATTGGGGGACGAGAATAATCGTGTGCCCAGGCAATGACAGGGTTTTTATTGAATTGACCCCTTTTGATCCCATCTACCAGGACGACTTCTCCATCTCGATCAATGTCAGTGGTTGAAGCGGTCAGTAATGCCTGCATTGGATCAAGGCCATCTTTGACCTCGATTTCATCAGAGAAAAACTTTCGCTCGAATGTCGCCTCCGGGTCTTTTAGGAGTTCTTCAATTTCCTCAGCAGCTTCCTTGCTGCGGACAGGAATATCCAGCACCGAAGTGCAGAAACCTTTTTTCTCGTACCAATTGTGGATCGTCATATTACCTCGCTGTATTATCTAGTCAGTTTTACGACAATCTCACGCAGGCGTTGTTCCATTGCAACCACCATTTCCTTGCTAAATGGCACATCGTCCGCATCGGCAGAGGCGTCTTGTAGAGTATTTCGGAAGCAAATAGCCATGTCTGCGAGATGAAGTGTGTCGTCCAAATTAAGTTCTTGATAATTTGGAACAGGCATAATCTCCAAAATGATTGGATTCCATTCTCTATGCTGTAAATCAGATGCTATGTTTGCCACGTCCAACCAGTAATTGCTCATAAATACCTTTCTACATGGGAGCTTCTAGAATAGCTCTAACTTGATTCAATGTTTGTTGTGCCGCAGGAGTTAGGAATTGTCTATTCAAACCCAACGGGTTTTCTAGATATTTAGCATAGTAAACATTGGTCCCTATGCGGCCAACAATATCATTTCCCTCTTGAGAAACTTGGGTCGCAATAGATCGCCTTAGCTGTCCAGTATCTAATCTAGGTGGTTCTCCTGGCAAACTACGAATCTTCTTTTTGCCACCCTTGGGGCCGATTGTAACTCCAACCTTCGTCGAGATCAGACTCACAACCTTGTTGCGAACGATCCTAACGACCTTTTCCATGCGATGACGCAATTCGGCTTCAATCAATTCAATTGGTTGATTGTGAAAATTTGTTGTCATACAATTTCTCTCAACACACAATAGCACCCAGGATGAAGTGGTGGCAATTCATCATCTAGACTCAATTCTGTCCCATCCAAAGGCTCACACAGAGGGCACGGAGCGTCGGTGCAAGTCCAAATAAATCCTTTAACCACGTCGCTCTCTATGGCACTCATTCTAAGTCCCTCATTGAATGCACGGGAACTCTCCGTCTTGGCAATCAATTCTGCCCGATAGGTACTAGCATTCTCAAAAATATCCTTAATCCTAGCAGTCAGTTCCCGAATGCCTGCCCCCTGCTCTAAGCCACTGGCAATCGCTTCACGAGTCAAGGCCAATGCCTCATCGACAGACTTTACAGTCGTGTCAAGAGTGGATTGAGACAGTCGCAAGGCATGTTCGGCTGCAAAAATGGCGGCATGGTCATTGAAAACATTCACTACATCGGGGTTAGCTCCAACCCGCACCAAAAGTTTTTGTCCGCTATTCTTGACAATGGCCTCTACCATTGGCTGCACGTCGTCTGCCAAGTCTTTAGGCCAATTTTTCATTGGTTTGAACTTGGTTGGAATGGTTTTTATTTCAAGTTTGTCGAAGGTTTTTTCGATACTGTTGATTACGCTGTCTTTCCAAATGCCAAAATGTTTGGCACATATCTCCTGAATCTTTTTCTTTTGTGGAATGTAAGGAGCTTTCGGATACTTTTTGATCTCTTTTATCTCAGGCACGATTGAATTTTGCTCGACCTGAATATCACCCAAAGGCTCGTATCCAATTTGCGCCCGTGCCTCATCTACGGTCAGGATATTCGCACCTACAGCTTGAACCAAGTATGCCATCTGTTCTGCTTCCATCTCTGGAGATGGATCGTCAAAACAAAAGAACATATTCTCTGTGTCTTCAAATAAACTCAAGAACTGAGTGTTCAGAAAGTCCTGAATATCGAGCAGGCGAGGCATAATGGCACCGTCTACCCATTCCTTGAGAGCCACCTTATAGCTTGCCAAAGAAGTATTTTCTGCTCCTCGAAGAATCATCAAGGGCATAGAGAAGGCTTGAGCTATGTTCTCTTCTGCTCGTTCACTGATCTCAATGGCACCCAAATCAGCAGGCTTCCAGTTCATTATTGTGGCAGCCATGTCCTGGTCGGTGTACATGATGTCTTCGCCAGATAAGAAAGCACGCCATCTCCTTTTAAGTCTTTCAACTTCATCCTCGCCAACATCAGCGAACTCGCCCCTTGGGGAGAGCATCACAGCAGGACGAGGTTTCATTGCGGCGATGAGAGTCGCAAAAATCTTGTCCTGCAAAAGCAAGTTCTGGAAGCAAGACATTGCGGGACTTGTCCCTGGATAACTGTTATAGGGGTAAATCAGATTCTCAGTAGCCAGCACGAGCATCTGATTATCCCCGGCCTCTTGACCAAGAGGATAGATTTTGTCTGTGCCATATTCCCAATGAAGAATTAACCCATTGATTCCTCTGCGTGGCGTCACAACATTCGGTGGCAACACATAGAAATCGGCATTGTCTCGATGATTGATATAGGCAATTCCGCTCATATCCAAGTAAAGCTGGACATAACTAATCAAAGCCCTGCCGGTCATGTAAGGATTAGGTTTTTTAAGAGCGGTCAATGAGTCGTGCGAAGTGACTTCTTCCACATTCTCATTACCGCTGACCATATACTTCTGTCGCATCTGTTGGACATATTTCTTCTTGTTTGGAGTCAAAGATTTGGTCTGATCTCCCGAGGTTGTGCGATAGAGTCTCAAAGTGGCGGAACTTACTTTGTCGGCGGTTTTTTTGGCACAAGAATAAATGGTACTTTTATACGAGGATAAAAGTGCATTGATATTCATGCCTGCACAGTTCTGTCCACCGCCAAAAGAAGTTTCCACATTCAATGATTTTTTCTTGTATTTTGTCATTACCAAATCCTTAAATGTCCCACAACCTCGAAGAGAGCGTCATTATTGACATTACACCAACTATCAGCTTTTTGTTTCTTATCTATTGGTTTCGGCTGGGCTTTTGGCTTTTTCCCACGTTTCTTGGTCTTGGGTTCAGGAGGCTGTCCCTTCTTCCACAATCTATCAAATATCTCCGTCATCATCTCTCCTCATTGCTTGTTTACGTTCTAGATGTAGAACAAGGTAGCGCAATCCGTCGCAGTTCTTCACCAGAATATCATTGGCATAATACTCATCACCATCTCCGACAGTGATGTTATATACATCATGCCGACTTTTTAGGTGTTCGATTTTGATGATATGCGGCATCTGGGCCTCGCCTACGGTGTCTTGCTTTGCAATTTTGATGGCAGAATCTTCCATGCTTGCTATGAGCTTCGTATGTTCTTCCACAGCAATCACATTGTTTGGAGGTAATTGTTTTTCCGAAGCGACATTTTTTGGCATGTTTTCGGTGCCATTCCAGTCCTGCTGCCGAGCCGTGCCATTTAGAAGCAAGCGGACGGATTGTTTCGAGGAGTTTCCGATTGGCACGCTTCTGCTTTTCGGTTCGGGGATGTCTTCTGAAATGCTCCGTGGGACTAACGCATTCGAGATTTTGGATTGAATTGTTTGCTGGGTCGCCGTCCTTGTGATGAATATGCCATCCTTTGGGGATGATCCCTCGCTTTTCTTCCCAGACAACCCGATGTAAATATCTTGGTTTTCCTTGCCAGCCTTCGGATTTGAAGTATTTTCTGTCAGCCTCGTTTGAAGACTCTGGGTAACGTCTGTATTTGACGCCTTTGTATATTTTTGTTTCACGCATACTCTATCATAGTATCGCAAAGCATCAATTCGACAGAAATCTTTACCTTCTGCCCAAACAGGATGGTCGGGGGTGCCCGTCAGGGTGTGACCATTTGACAAAGTAATTTGCATTACACAAGCATTTTTTTGAGTAAGAGCTATTGCAGTGATGGGCTTGTAGCCACTTCTTGTTAAGGCGAGGTCATGCAATTTCAAATCAACAAGGGTTTTTGGTCCTTCAATTGTGTCAATCAGAGTTTCTCCAATAAGACAGGCGTGGTCTTTTTGCCCATTCATCGGCTTATTTCCCACTGCATTCCCATCCTCGCCAGTCAAATATCTATACGTCAAAAATTCGCTGTGTAAGTTCGGACAACATTCAGTCACAATCTTCAATTTGCCACGTCTTATTCGAGCTTGTACCAAACTAATTCCCAAAGAAATGCTCTCCGGCCCCTTGAGTGCTGGCTTGGCATTCACGCCTAATTTTCTTAAAGCAAGAATTGCATTCTTTTGATGATCGCAAGTCCACAACCTGATTTTATCGCCAGTAGCTTCCTTAAATTTCTTCTCAAAGCCAGTAATGCTGTCAAACAACTCTAGAATGTCACCAGGAGCATAATGCTCGTGAATTATCCACAGGCAGTCATCGTAATCAATTAGCCCTAAGAGCCAACAATGAGGGTCGGTGCCGCCAAAATCTACCGCCGCTACATATTGTGCTGCCTCTGGCAACCCTTCGTCAGGCATATCCACAAAACAACTCTTCCCATTGGCATCTACTGGATCATAAACCAACCCTGGCATCTTCGAGAATTTGCCCTCGAAATTCATCTCAAATTCCCAAGTTGGCATTTCCTTTCTAGCCTTCTCGATGAGTGTCATATCGCTGGCTGGATTTAGCCAGGAAGGAAAGACTCGATAGAAATAATTTTTATCACCGTTATCAGCAGCAGCCATTATTTTTGTTTTAAGCCAATCATACTTCATATAAGGTGTTGAACTCAAAAAGATTCTGGCTCCTTTGCGATTAACTAATCTTCCCTCGACTGTTTTGAGCGTCGAATAGGGACAGTTCCCACATTCGTCTATCCACCCTGAGTCGGCTTTTATTCCTTCATAATCCGCTTCTGCGGATCGGAAGTAGATAACACCACCACCAGGGAGTTTATACTCGTGCAAGCCGCTCGTGCCTTGATAAGCAGTCCCTTGTAAAGTCTTCTCTAAAGCAGTTTTTGTCGCCTTTGTAACAACATCGAATGTACTGGCAACCACCAAATGTGTGCCTTTGCCCTTGAGCTTCTCTATTTCTCTGAGTTGCCATAGGGCGGCACACGCTGATTTGCCGCCATTTTTGCCTCCTATAGCGGCAATAATTCTGGCCTCTGATTGCAAACAATCAAATTGCCCCTCGTGAACTGGAAAGTATTTGTTTGTGATGCCATTCTCATCAATGAAAAGATCGCCCCAATTCAATGTCATTTGGCCTCGATTGTGAGTGGTTGTGGTTGTTTGTTTCCAACCACAAAAGCCACGCTGGCTACCGTTTGGTTTTGTTGCTCGTCCAATTCGACCAATGTTCCAGATGGGAAGAACTTCTCGAATTGAAGGAAGAACTTCATCGCATTGCCCAAGCGACCCGAATGAATATATTCCCTCATTTCTTCATCTACTTTTGGCATTCCGTGTCGAGCAAATGCCTCGAAGAGAGTTCTTACGGCTGCGATCCTAATCGGACCCATTTTTTTGTCGTAGTTAAAAATCGCTGTGGGAATATCGGCATCAGCCCTGGCGACGTGATCCTCTGGCAATGCTCCTACAGCCAAACATGAGCTACTGATTTTGCCGGTATAAAGAACCTGATCCATTGAGGTATATTGACCGGCATCATACTTGCCAAGCCGAGTAATCAATGTGCCCTTCTTAATGCCAAGTTCCTTGGACCACTCGGATATAGTCAGCTTCTTACCGTTGTGTTCCAAAACACGATGGTAAGGCATATTGTAATGTGTTTTCCCAGCCATTAAGCCACCGTATAGAACCCAGGTCGATAACTATTGGACTCGGCCAATAACCATTCCTCACTCCTCACCAAAGAAGTGATTCTTACTTCCTGCATCTTCCCCTCGAAATACTCCTCATTTTCTTTTCGCCCAATGTAACTTCCTGTAATACTAGGAGCCAATGAGCCATAAGGAATCTCAGTAAATCCTTCTAATAGTCCGTCGAGATAAATCGAAATACCAACAAATGGTTCCCAAATTATCGCAATGTGATACCAACAGGTCGTCTCTAACACGGTTCTTCCCCTCACTCGATATTCTTTGATTCCATCGGCGGTCACTACTTGCGCCCGACCCCACAGTTGTTGTCCATCTGTATGTCCAATGGCAATTTGATAACTGCTTTCATTTTCAGTTCTCCCCATTGAAAAGAAAACCTTATGGAAGTAAAGATTACTTCGTTTTGCCCACAACGACACAGTAAATGCTTGGTCATCATTCAATGAAAATTCTGGGGTGTTGATATAATCCGAGCCATCAAACAAGTTTGCCCTATAGAACAAGCCTCTGGCCCGATTTGGCGTCTTGGTGATCCATCCGCCGCCACCTTGGGCGTCATAAGCATTAGTGGTGCTATCCTTAAATTCACCCACGGTTCCATCTCCTTGTTCTAAGAGATGATAGATTGCCTCATAATCTTCATAGAGTTGATTTGGAACACTTGGTCTAATTCCGCCTCCAAAACCAAATCCGCCAGTTGGCTCAAACCAATTTTGGTCGGTAGGAGCAGTGCCGCCAAACTTAAAGCCGCCCGCTGGCATGATCCGATAAGTGATCGAACAAATGCCGTCGTCCTTAACCAAAATTGCAGCGTCATTCAATCCGCTGAATTCAAAACCACCTGACGGAATGAAGGTTTGATCTTCTTCTGTCGATGCTTCTCCACCAAGTTCAAGACCTCCAATTGGAGTCTCGTGCATTATTTTATAGGGGATTGCACTTCCGCCAAATTCAAATCCTTCGCCATCTACTGATGGAGTGTCTGTAATTGGAGCATGGCCGCCGAATTCCATTCCGCCAATAGAATGATCCGCTTCACCTGTAAATTCGATTCCTCCATCTGGATGAAAGACTTCGATTGGAGAGGCAGTTCCTCCGAATTCAAATCCTTCTCCATCGACTTCGATTGGAATTACTCTGGTTCCTGGTGCTTCGCCACTGAATTCAAATCCTCCAGATGGAGTCTCACTAATACAATCTATAGTGAGATTTAGAACTGGAGCAGTTCCATTGCCTGCCAGGAAAGCCCAGCGATTATTTCCAGTGTCGCTACCATTGTCTTGTGTTGTGATGACAATGGCATTGCCAGAGGTCCAACCTGGACGAGTAATGATCTCTGTGATGATCGGAGAAATATCGGGCGTGTCATAGAATTGACTGGCTTGCCAGGGCGTGGGATTCCAATCTACATAAGCGGACGTTAAGACCCTAGATTCAGCATCAGTTTCGTCTGTTGGGGCCGTTGCGTTGTCGTCTGCGAAGGCAAAAATTCTAAGTTTGATTCTGGTATCGGTCGTATCTGTTTGAAAATAAGGTTGCGCACCAGGATGTGTTCCACCGTCCCCTTTTCCTGCACTAGCTCTATTGCCAGCGCCAGAACTGTAAAGAACATAAAGAACAATGTGGTTGCCTGGGGTCCAACCGGCTCGATCAACAATTTCTTGAATTACACTGGAGATGTCTGGAGATGTGTAATAATTGAAGGGAGGTCCAGCAGCAAATGAAGGCACAGTCCAAGAAACACTCGCACTTGTAACTGATCTTCCATCAGCATCAGTAGCAGTGGCGGGTGCGGTCGCATTATCTTCCGCCACCGCAACAATCGTAACATCTAAAGATGTTGAATTAGTTTCTTCTGCAAGAAAACTAATTCTCGTGTCACCAACAGTATCTCCTTGAGCAATGTAAACATCTTTATATCTCAAGAAGCAATTTGTATTATTGCCACTGATTTTCCCAAAGCGGTCAAAATCATTAGTGGTTAAACTCCCGCCACTTACCCAATAGCCGTCATCAGCATCAGCAAAGATTATTGGATTGCCGAGGTTTATATTGGATTGTAGAGTGACTGAGGCAGTCTCAATTACATTAGGTCCGACATGAACTGGCACAAAACGAAAGAATTGCTTGGTAGGAACTCCGTAATAACCAAGTTGGAGATTAGGGATCGTGGCACCAGTATAAAAATCAGGAATGCCAGGACGCCATTCACCGTTATCCAACACATTATCAATCTGAATAGATTGAGGGTCTATGCAAATTTCACTCGAACCACCTTTTTCAGCTAGTTCGATATTTGCAAGATAAGAGAGTTCGGAACCAAGACGGCCAGTAAATGTCATGTCATTATCTAGTAATTTTGCCTAGTAATGCGTTGAGTCAGTCGGTATAATTACTTAACCGTGCAAGTTGCCTCTAATAATTTGTTGCCCTTCAAAGTCATGCAACTTGCACGGTTTTCAATAATTGACCTTCACCACCGTGTCAAGGCTTGCAGAAACATCAATCTTGGCATAAGCGTGTAGCTGCTCCCCTCCAAGATCGAGAACCTCATAAGGCACGATAACATCAGCCCCATCTGTAATAGAAATGACAGGGCTTGTGATTCCTTGAACTTTAATTGGCAAGATAAATCTGGGCATATCCTCGGCAACTGTGCCGCTAGGAATGGTGACAACCTTCTGACTCATCTAATTTTCCTCAAACAGTTTTGAATCAAAATGCTTGAGATAACTTTCAGAGCGGCTTCCAATCCCTTTCTATTCAAGCAAATTGGGTCACATCCATTCCATAGTTGATCTTTGATTGTCTGAGAAATGGCACCGAGAACTTCACGATCACATTCGTGATTGTCATGCAAAACCATGAAGTCATAGATTTCTTCAAGATTGATTTGAATGAATTCGCCGCAGTCTGTGGTCATTTTGAGCGGCCCAGGCTTCTTGCCAAGTTCATCTCCAAATCCATCCACGAGAGCATCTAGAAAACTATAATAGTTGTCCGGGATGTCGTCTTGTTTTAACCAAAAATTCATTAGTTCTCCGAGAAACCTGTAATGGTCGGCGTCAATTTGAGTTCGTCGGTATCAACCAAAGTCTTCACCGAGCCGAAGCGTTCTGCCCAGACAAGCCGTGGCGTGCCTGAATCGTCATATATAAAATACCCATACACGGTGCCGCCAGATGCGCCACAAGTCCAGCTTTGTTCGGCTGAATAGGCTTTAACTGCCTTGTGGGATACGGTCGCCGCTGCGTCCCAACCACCGCTTAGAGTCTTAATCACATCTAAGCCGTCGCCTGTTGCCAAATCAAAATCAGCATAAACACTGTCTTGATCGGGAGTTTCATTGTTCTCGTATAGAGCCAATTTTAGATCGGTTCCCGAATCCAAAAGGCGATCCATAAGATAGAGTTCTGATAAATCGGGGACGATGAGCGGCATAAAATTACCTCTTAAATGTTTCATTATAATAGGCATTCCAGAAACATTCTTTGCTATACTTTATAGTTTGCCATTCCTCTGGAACAACAAATGCTCAACAAATATGAATTAGAAAAAGTTCTCAAAAGTGGCGCATCTAATGTTGAAGCCGCCACAATTTTTGATTGTGGTGTGCGCACAATAGTGCGTGCCAGGAAAACTTTTGGTCTTGATCGTGGTTTCATCAGTCACGGCAATCATATCCTTAGTGACGTGCAAAATGAAATCCTCACGGCATGTCTATTGGGAGATGGTTACATCAACTTTTCATCTAGAGGTCACTCTAGATTTGGTTTTGGGCAAGCGAAGCGAAGGCGAAAATATGTCGAATTTATAAATGAACTTCTCAAGCCATTATCAGTGACGCCTTTTTTTGAAACTCGATTGGACCCAAGAGTAAAATCCGGGAAGAGTGAATCTTGGCGATTTTATACTCACGCAGATCACCAATTTACTGATCTTCGTGAGAAGTGGTATAACCCAGAAAAAAAGGTGCCGAGTTGGTTAAAATTGTCACCCCTTATCTTTTCTCATTGGTTTCTTCAAGATGGTTGCAATTCACCAGAAAAAAGAGCTTTGACTCTTGCAACAGATGCGTTTAGCAGAGCCGATGTGGAATTTCTACAAGAGCGACTCAGAACTGATCTAGAGTTGGTTTCTACAATTCAAGGAAGCAAACAATTTCACTTAGCCATCGGTGCTTATGAATGTGAAAAGGCTTTATCCATGATAAGGCAATATAATAACTTTCGTTGCTTTCGATACAAGAATCGCTTCATCAAGAAGAAAAACCCAAATCTAGGTGCATCTAAACTTAACAAATCTATTGCAGAACAAATTAGAATCAAATGGAAGAATGGCGTTAAACCACCTTTGTTGGCCGAGGAATACGACGTGGGGGTTGTGTCCATCTACAATATCCTAAGCTATCGAACCTATGCTGTTACTTCAACATAATGCACTTTGGAGTGAAATTTCCAAGTATTGTAAGCAACTCCAAAAGCACTCAATTTCAAACTGTCATTCGTGTCGTCAGCGGTCACATTCATTATAATGGGAGCATCTAATGCGAAAAATAGATTGTTCACTGATCCAACTATATCAGTTGTGCTGCCATTTTTCTCAATCGTTCCAACATGAAGCCAAGCACATGTCTCATTCGTACTTGTATTTTTTGCGATGGTGTGAATCAAAAATGTCCAAGCTGAATCATCAGGCAGATTCAATCTTGAATTGGCTATGGCATCAATAAAGAACTCAGTATCAGATGTTGTGGTAATGGTGGCATACAAATCAATTTCCTGTTGCCACCGAGTATTTACATCTCTTGTAATGACATGGGTGACATCCTTGCCGCTATTGTGAAGAACAGCCGTCGTGTCCTCCATGCCTCGTTGAACTGTAAATGTATTCCCACTAATGGAAGTAACTAACAAAAGTTCTTGTTCAATTACAATTCTAAAATTGGCAATGGTTGGAAACCCCGTTACGCTCACGACATCTAATGTGGTTTGACTATCGTCGATAGAACCATCTAGAAGTGTTTGGATATTGTTAGTGAACGTGTCGAGCATCATTAGGCTGTAATCTCCGTCCAAAAAACTTTTGACCGCCATTGCCAATTATTGCTGCTCGTGCCAGTCACAGTAATTATGAGAGCATCATTGGTGTCGTCGGCTGTGATTGCCACTGTCAGAGCGGCGTCTTCTTGATTAAATAATTGCCCTACAGTTCCAACAATGTCAGTTGTCGTTGAATTGTGTTCGATACAACCGGCATGATACCAACCACCAGTTTCATTTGTGTCTTCATTTTTCGCCACGGTCAAAACTGTAAACATCCAAGCCGAGTCTGATGGCACGAGTAATCTAGAGTTGCTCACCCCATCTAGAAAAATTTCTGTTGCCGTGTTGTTAGTTGTTCTTCCGCTCAATAAAAAGTATTGCCCAAATCTAGTAGCCACTGCCGCCGTGAGAATGTGAGTAATTTTTTGGTTATCCACATGGGCAACCGCTGTAGTGCCTTCAATTTCACGGATAACCGTTAAAGTATTGCTGGAAACGTCTGTAACCAACATCAACTCCTGTTCGACCAGAACTCTAAAGTTTGGTGTCAAAGGAAAGAGGGAGGCATCAGTCACATCGAAGCTCGTTTGCGAATTGTCGATGTCGCCATCCAAAGTGGCTTGTCCGAAATTTGAAAAAGTGTCTAAGAGAGCCATGCTCTATAAAGAGTAAATTTCAGCAATTATCGAACGTGGCGATATATTTTGTTCCGTCAAAAAAGAAAGAAAATACCCAGCGTTCGTCAGCATTTAGGCCGGTGACATTGTTGTCATTGGTATCTCCACAGGTCGTCACCAAGAATTGATCGACATTGCAAGTGACATCAACACCGCCTTCTCCAACTGCTCCAACCTTCAAGATAATCACGAATTCATCTCCGAACTTAGAATAGCTCGTATTGCAATTGATGGTAAGATTATCAGACAAGGTGCTTGTCTTACCGCAAAAATTCTGTTTGCGGTAAGGAAATAAGCTAGATTAAGCAAGCACTTGTAAATAAATGCGCCAGCGTTGAGAATTTCGTCTTCTGTTTTTAGTTCTAGCAGGTAAACCCAGGCGTCTTGATTAAAATCATCAGGATCGAGCTTTTTGAACTTATTGGAGATGTGTCTGGTAATCTTTGTGATTTTCTCGAACAGTTCCGGGCTAGTTTTCCTGTTCATTAGAAAATCAAGAATGGGGTCCATCTTTTTCCTTGAAGTAATCCTTGATGATTTTCCGAATCAAAGCGGATACTTTGAGGCCGAGTTTATTGGCTTCTTGAGTAAGTCGTTCCTTTTCTTGTTTGCTGGCCGAGATAGACATTGGTTTAGCCACTTTGCCAAGTTTTCTCTTAGTGGGCGTTTTTCTGAGTTCTGGTGCTTTTCTTGGGAGTCTACCCAAGGCTCGCAGGAAGTCTTCATTCATAAAAAGTCCTTATCGCTCCAGATCGTTTATAGAGCGATCTGTAGTCTTCTGCCCGTTGGGCGAGGTTTGGGGTCACGCAGGGCCATTAGAGCCTGTCCTGAGCGTTCGACGGGGCTTCTGTGGGCTTTTAGCCAGTTATGGACAGCCAGATGATGTGGGTCACAGAGGGGCATGAGGTCTTCGAGGGGTTCGTTGCCGAGGTTTTTGTAAGTAATGTGATGGAGTTGGTAATGTTCATCGTGGCAAATCAAGCAATGTTGAGGTTTTTTGCTGAGTTGGTATTCAAGACGTTTTAATTGCCAAGCTGTGGATTGAATATAGCGGTGATAGTTCACACGCTAGATAGGCGGGTGGATTAACAATTTAAGAATTCAAATCTAGCAGATTTAGCCTTTAACATGCTCCTTTTTTCCTTTCCCAATGTTGATGTTGCAATCCAGTATTGCTCTTCCCACTCACCCCCTCTCTAAGACTGTTATGGTAGGGACACCCATAGACACCCATTTCTCAGGTCTTTTACTTATATGTACCTAAAGTACATAATATGTTAGAACTCAGGAAATGGGTGTCTATGGGTGTCCCTACCACCATGAAATAAGGACTTACGTCATTTTTTTTAATTGCCACCTGGCAACTGGCAGCAAATTAGGAACATCGTTATTGTACCAAAGTTGGTGGCAACATGGTCCTCAAGCCTATATTTTCATAAAGACTGCGTTTTCTGTAGTATTTGATTTTACCTGGGAACACTGTGTTCAAGTCCCGCAACAACCAATCAATTTGACCCCGATCCAGCCCCATCGTATTATGCAGTCGAGCATATAAATCCTGTCGAGAACAAGACTGTGGCTTATCGTTAAACTCGATCTCGACAGGAAATCTTTGTCCATTATTACAACAGGAATGGAGAATCAGATGGTCTTGGATAAATTCCCAAAGTCTGGGGTTTCCGCTAGTCTGGAAATTTTTGACGTGTTCCACAGAACTTGTTTCGTCGAATTGTTGATTTGTTCGCAATCTAACCAAGCCTTCTACCGCCCAATTGATAATCCCCGTCATTTCGGATGCCAATTTTGTGTCAAGCTCTTTATCAGCCTCGGCTTCAAAACTTTTTTCATGTTGAAGCATCAACGTGCGACTTGGCATTGCGCCTGCTGAATCGGCATAGGCTGGAGGCTCGTTTGCCGCCAACATGAATCTAACTGGTAGTTTGGCGGAAGTGCCATCTCTATATTTTTTTTCTATAGATACACAATCTTCTCCCACAATCGAATTCATACATTGGATAATGAGTCGCTTATGATTGGCATTTAGTTCGATCTCACCGACTATAGCCACTAGAGCATTCACGAGCTTGGCTGTGCCATAAGGTCGGGCAAGATCATTCAGATCGAAGCCGACAGCATTTTTGCCCATGAGCTTCTCGAAAACCCGTAGAATTGTGCCTTTGCCTCCTCGTTTAACGCCGACCAACATAAGCAATTTTTGGAATCTGGTGTCACGAGTCAAGCAATAGCCCATCCATTCTTGCAGTAGATTCTTTTTACCTATATCTCCTTCATAAACCTCGTCGAGAAATTTTAACCAACAGGGACATGTAGCTTTCGCATCAAAATCAAAATCTAGGCAATAATCACAACAAAAGTTTGGTGTATGTTCAACTAGATTAAAACCATCTAGATTGAGCAATCCATTGACAAGTGGGATTAAATTTCTTGGGTCTGGCATATCCTTGGGATTACGCCAATAAGGCATAGTTTGTTTTTTGAAATTCAATTCTCCATTGTAAATTCCAGGCATGGCATAAATAATTGGAATGGTATTTTTTACTGTATGATTTTTCTGACCCAGCCCTTTTTTTCGTAACCAATGGCGGAAATAATTTTCAAGTTCCTCTTCCAACATTAGGCAATACTTGTTACCATCGTAGAAGTAAATTTCACCATCATGGCAAAGAGGATGTTTGTCAGAGATTTCATCAACGAACTCATCAGCTAACTGATCGAATAACGTGAGTGCTGTGGGATCAACTTTCTTGCGAGGCATATTTACTTCCTAAAAAATGAGTTAAGTTTTTCTTCGAGTGCGACTGATTTGAGGCGATTGACCTCTGCGAACGCCGCAGGATAATCTCCCTCAAAATTCAAGGCTGTCCAAACTGCGAATTTGGAATAACCTTGGGATGGCTCTAGCCCTGGTACTGAACTAGAGAATAGATAAAAGACTTGATCGAGAGTGCTTGCGGAGACGCCCTTATATTTGCCTGGGCGTCTCCAATGATTGTCGGATAATTCAACCCAGCCATGCGGTTCAAGAATTGAGTTCCAACTCATACGCATGAAAAAATTGCTAATTGGATCGGAACCAAAGTCAATTTCAGAGGAACCTTTGGGTTCCTTCTTTTTAACTTGCACCTGATTAAAAGTTTTGGCTAGATCGCAGAGTGCCAGTAAATCGCCAGGATTTTTGTCTTGGAGCGAGAATAAATCTCGTTGTAGCCATTTGCGATCAGAAAAAAGCGGTGAGGGACAAAGGCAATACTTATTGAAGCCCAAAAGTTCTATGTTTACCAATTCATTTGCTGGAACATTGGCATTGCGTGATAAAACCTCGTGTCGAACAATATGATTTGGAACTCGTAGCCAGATGTGAAAACCCTTGCGAGTTTTTTCTATGCCGCAGCCCTTTAGTCGATCTCCTGCCTGCTTGCAAAACGGGACAAACGATCTTTCCTGTTGATGATCGAAATCTAGAACATAGACTGGATTAAGATAGCCGCAAAGGATGGCAATTCGAGAATCGCACATGGCGTTTCGGATATTAGGCCAATGCAATCGAGGCCCAGAATGGTTATATGTCGAAACATTGGGAGTTTTGTCACGAGCATGAATTGGCAGAATCGCCCATCCCGCCTCCCAAAGTTTCCAAGCAAATTCCCAATTTTGTTTTTCTAGGGACTTGCAATTTGTATCGAGTTGGTCTATACTATCAGTAGACATTAAATGATCCTTTCGGGGTTGTTGATGTAGTTTCCTGAAAATCAGTGATACACCCTTTCGCTGATAATCTCCTCAAATAAACACCCGCCTTCTTGTCCAACAAAGGCGGGTGTTTTTTATTCACGCACGACAAGTCGCAGTGGCGTGCGATGAAACTCAGACCCAGGTTTACGACCATTTTTCCCCGGCGTATATCCGACCTCAGCCACAACCTTTTTGATTTGTGCCTGCTGCTCAAGACTATAAAATGGCGTTTTCCCAATCCAGAGTTCACCTGCGGGGATAATCCCACAACTGCGGTAGAAGCCCCACACAGAGGGGCTTATTCCTAGATTTTTAGCAACTTCTCGACCCAAAAGATGTGTTTGCATATTCATATAAATAGTTACGTTCCTTTTGTTTTTCTAGGAAAATCGAAAATACACACTAGATAAGAAAGCTCAATCCCATGTGGTTGAGAACTCCTTTCTAGAGTGTAAGTTGCCAGAAGCCCAGGCTAACCCCTGGGCTTCATTTTTTGCTAATCAAAATCTAGCAATTTCTAGCAATCAAAACAATAGCATCCATACTCTTTTATGTCTATGAGAGACAAATTGAATTTATGGTTCACGAGAATACCAATCATTTCAGCCAGTACAACCAGCCGAGGCAAATTGAAATTCTTGGGAAACATGTTGGAGCAAATGATTGAAACTCAACGACCTCCGAGTGTTGCCCAAGAGAAACTTTTGTTGCAATGGTGGAAGCACGCTGAAAGAAAAAGAATCAAGTGATCGAAGAAGCTAGAAAAGGTTTACTCGAATGAATGAATTACAAATTGGCAAGGCTGGAGAATATCTTGTCTGTGCTGACTTAATTATGCAAGGGTATGTTGCATTCCCATCGGAACAAGGATTGCCATTTGATGTAGTCGTCGATGTGAATGGGAAGTTAATTAAGGTACAGGTGAAGACAACGCTGGAATATAAGCCCTTTAATGGCTGCATAGGTTATGTTTACCATGTCAAACAATGCGGTAAACATGGAAGGCAAACTTATAGAACCCAAGATGTTGATATTTTTGCGCTTGTAGCTCTTGATAAACGGCTCATTGGTTATGCTCTACCTTCACAGATGAAGACAACCATGTTTTTTCGCATACCTGATTTTGTTTATCCGGCAGATAAGGCTCGGACTCAGCGTGTTGAGAGAGATACTAGAATAAATGAATTAGTGAAATCGGGGATGCCTAAAAGAGATATAGACAGATTGCTTGGTCTTAGATTAGGAACAACATCAAACATTTTGGCGAAGCCCATAAACAATCACAAAAGAAACATGTTTGGAAAACGACAACTGGTAGTAAGAAAAGCTCCCGCCACCGATCCTCAATATGAACAGCGGCCCACGAGGACAATTCGTCTACGGCCTCGCTGCTTAGCCCAAGCCCCTGAACAGATGCTCAAGATAAATCATGGAGCAGGCGGCATAGGTGACGCCCTGTTGGGCCTCACGATTACTCGTGGCCTGCAAGCCCAAGGTTATCAAATTGCTTATGCAGTTTCTCCTCTGGCCCAACCCTTTGTAGCCCTTTTTGAGGGTTGCGATTTCTTGGCGGAACACAAGCATGACGCCAATCAAATTGAATATCCTGATGAGAACTTACAAATCAATGTCGGTTACACTATCGAATGCAAGGAAAAATGTGGCAATGGGTTGATTCCAAGATGGAAGAGATACGCAGATAATCTGGAATACTCTGGAGAACCTATAATCCCAGAGTTAAGGGATCGGAGGGGGATTGAAGAGTTAGGGCTGTCTTTCAAAGACAAGGTAATTCTTGCCCCATTTTCCACCTGGGAAGCACGGGCTTGGCGTATCGAGAGTTGGCTGACGTTGAATCATTTGCTTCAATCAAAAGGATATGAAACTGTCGTCATCAGCCAGAAGCATAAAAAGCTAGAGTTATTCAAAAATACAGAGATTGTGGAAGAGGCCACTGCCGCCAAGGTGGCGGGAGTTCTGCTTAACGCCGCAGCCTGTGTGGCCTGTGACTCGGGGATGAGCCACCTCGCAGGATTGCTTGGTACATCCTGCATCACCTTATGCGGACAAACCACTGGAAAAGATATTTTTGGTTTGTATCCCAGCGTGAAAAGCATCCAAGGTTCTTTGTTGTGTAATGGATGCTGGTGGAACGAGCCGCCGTATGACCATCATGCCTGTGGTCATTGCTGTGCGAATTTGCAATCAATTACACCAAGTCAAGTTTTGCACGAGATAGATCAGATTTGTTTGCCAAAATTTGCCAAGGACGAGGCGGTAATTTGTCGAGGAAAATTGGCGGTGGTTCGGGATTGTTTAATGGAAGTGAAACATCTGGAGGGGGATGTTGGGGAGTTTGGTGTCTATCGTGGGGGCGTGGCGGCGTTCATCCAGCATTACTTGCCAAACGATCAGCTTCATCTCTATGACACGTTCTGCGGTATGCCTTTTGGCGATAAACATCCTGGGGGTCGTCACCGAGCGGGAGATTTCGCAGGATGTAGCATGGAACAAGTGAAAAGTTTAGTCCCCAAGGCAAAATTATATCCAGGTGTCTTTCCCAATTATGCGTTGCCGGATGTGAAATATAAGTTCACCCATCAGGATTTTGATCTTCAACAAAGTGCAGAAGCGGCTTTTGTCTATAGCAAACCGAGACAAGTTCCTGGTTCATTGATGTTGATCGACGATTTTGGATGGGAAAATTGTCCTGGCATAAAGGTAGCTGTGGCGAAATGTTTCCCAGGCTCCTCGATTGAGCGACCCTCGGAATATCAGGCACTTATCAGGTTTTAATCATTATCATCTTAGTGATGATTAAAATTGCAAAGTATTGTTGCAAACTCTGGTTGACAATCCACTTTTTCGGCGTATAGTGATTGTAGAAAGGACTCCGACGTGGAATCTTGGCAACATCAACTAGAGAAGCAAAAGGAACCGCCGATGACCTTGGCTGAATTTGAAAGGCGTCTTGAGGATCGAGGTTGGCACTGCAAGATTAGCAGTCGTCTGATAAAATCGCCCTCCCGGATTGATTTTGAGCATGGAACCGTTACCTTGAGTTATGCCTATCTCAATGCGTTTGACGAGGGCAATCTGGAGGAATCTCCCCATACTGCCAAGGAAATGTTCGAGCAAATTCTTTTTGACATCATGCCTGCCAAAACGACCCTCACTATTGTTGGGTAATCACATCCGTCTCTACAAGACCAAATCTGAATTGCTTTGGGAACTGCTCAAGAAGCAATCCAAAGTCCCTTCCCGCCCTGAACTGCGAAGGCTTTTTGAGGCAGCTTATCAGCAAAACATAAGTGACGCCCTGATGTCTCGTGTCGTAAATCTGTGGGAGAAGTGCATATCTCAACCGACTATTTCTACAAAGGAGATGTGAAATGAAAATGACATTTGATGATGCTTATGAACTGTATTTTGGCAGCCACCTTGACCCCTATCATAAGCTACATCCTCTTGAGGCTCTTTGTTTCCAGGCCAATGGCCGCTGGTATCTTGAGGGGTCTGCTGGGTATCTTGCTACCGTGCTGAACACTGGCGAGGTTATATACGACGAGGATGATTATTTAGGAGCGCAAGAAATCAACAGCCAAGAAGCCATGCCCTGAGTCGTAAATCTGTGGGAACAACATGTGGAAAATCCGCCCTCGACTAAAACTGGTGAGAAATGAAGACCTTCCTCTGGACAATTTTGATTTTGTTTTGTTCGACTGCAAATGCGCAGGTGAGTTCAAGTTACAGGGCGTCTCATACGCCTTTCGGCTCCAGTTCGAGCAGAACTCAAACGCAAATCATTCGAGGAAAAAACGGTTTAATCGAAGGCACCGCCACCACTCATAGTCATTCCAGCACCACCATCTACCGCAATCAATTTGGTCGCATTACTGGCACGGCCAACAGGGGCAAAACAACTACTGTGTTTCGAGATTCTCACGGGAAAATTATAGGGAGTGTGAAGTGACGAAGAAATCAGATCAAAAACTAATCATATTTGCCGTAGCGGGGGTGATTTGCTTTGCCACCCTTCTCGGCTGCATGGGGATTAGTTTTGAAATTTTTTCAATCCTGCACCGCAAAATCGCCTTGGAACAAACAAAAGCCGAGATTCGAGACGTTTTCAATCCCTCCCTTGCCGAAAAGAAGGCGGCACTCAAAAAACAGTATAAGGAGACAATGACTAGAGATTATGCCAAATACAAAAGAGAAGACCCTGTAAAGTTTGCCAAGCTAGAAAAGGATTTCAAAAAGGCTGACGCCGAGTGGTACAAAAAGCTCGATGCCATCAAGACAGACCAACAGTTTGAGACTTTCACACAAGGAAACTAACCATGTTCTCTCTCGTCCTTTTGCTTGCACTCACAGCCCCTCCTGAGCAATCTAAAGGCTTCGATCCCATCGAAACTTGGGTATCCAAGGCCGCAGCCTGTGCCTCCGAAGGGGTTAGGAGTGCCCCGTATGACATCAAAAAACAAGTTCAGGAGAAATACCTCACCGAGCCGCCAAAAGTCCGCTTAGTGGCTCCCACGAGCGGACCAACGGTAGGCGTTCTAGCCCCCATGAGTCAGACGGAAGCCAAACACGCCTACTTCCGGTACAAAATTTTCGACATTGAATCGGATTATGAAGGCAAGGCTCAAATCGTCAAGATCGGCAGCATTGCCAGCAAAAGGCCGACCAAGTGGATCAAGGGATTGAGGATGGGACAGTTACGGATTGGTGATGAGATTGCTTTCGATGAAGAGACAATCTTTGTATCCCATCGTGTCTCGGACCTCAAGACACAGGTGACGGATCACGAGTTGCTTGAGGTTCTGGATTGGAAGGAGTGTTTGAAAAGGTATCAGGAACGGATGAAGAGGTAGCCACGCTGAGTCACGGATGACAAAAAGAAGACCTCGGCATAGACAACGAGTTTATGCCGAGGTCTTTCTGCATACATAGATAACTTGATTTATAATACCCAGATCAACTAACTATTTCTATGAAAAACAAATTCATCTGCGAAGGAAAAGCCCAAGCAATTTTAGGGAAAACAAGATTTGCTGACCCAAGAAAATTCTTGTTAAGTCATAGGCCCATACCAGACCCCCGAAAATTCTTGATGACCTGCAACGATAATCAGCCTTATCTGTTGACAGAAGATGGTGAATTTCAACTGGCTCTTGAGGATGGGACTCCAATCTTGTTGGAATGAGCTTGCTTGGCCTTCCATTTCAATCGCATCATTTGGGTATATTGAGCCGCACTTTTCAGTAGATGTTCCTCATTTTCCGTGGGGATATACCCAGGGTTGGCTTCAATGACGGCTCTAATCCTGGTCTTCTCCTGCATGATCCAGGTGCGTTTGCTTTGCTTGATGGCTGCATTGACGCAGCAGTATATGTAATTGAATGGCTCGTTATATGGATCAATGCGGCGAATATAACGCAGGACAATTACCCAGGAGTCATTGACCATTTCTTCATCCAGTTTGCGGTTGATCTTCGAGACAGCCATCTCGATTGTGTCACTTAGCAGCAGCGTCAGGGCATCATTGAGCTTAGTGCCTTCTGGAGTGGCTTGATGATCGGCAAGTTCTTTGCATAGAGCTTTTTTATCTACAGTTAGGTGCATCTTTACCTCGCTGGTCTATTTTTCTTGCCGCAACCGCATCTCCTTTTGGTAGGTATGTTTTGAATTGAAACTTCTCTGATTGAACAGCGGGCGTGAACCTTCTCTGGTGGATGAGTGGTGATGATTTGTAGCCCGCAATTGAGGCATTTCACACCACCTTCGATTGCTTCAAAAATGCAGTTCATTAGTATGGTGAAATGTCAGTTATACCAGTTTCATAACCGACTCCTTGCAAACCTATGGTTGCCCAATCGCCAAGGCCCACGGGCTGTTTGCTGAGATTGGTTGGACTACAACTCATCCAAACGAACCAATAGTCAATACCTCCAAAATGCGCCAAAGAGAAATCTGAAATGCCATAGAAGTCCCTCGAAACCACCCATCGCAACAAATCATTTTTCTTCAATCTGATGTTCCCCGCATTACAATCCGTGAAATATGTTTGTTCATGGAACTTGTAAGTTTTAACAAGCGAGAAGCCAGACCCGGTAAAGTCGTATAGATATTGCTGGGGATAGTCCCAAAAAATCGAACTGCCCCACCAAGGACTGTACCACCGCAATGTGTCAGTGTCGTCCTTACGGCCAATAAAGAGATTTGTGAAGTATCGTCTAATTGTAGCTGGATACGTGCCGCCGCCATCGCTCACGCTATGCGTGATATTGGAACGAGTAGTCAAGAACACATCCATGTCGTTCAAAACTTTGATGCCTCGGGGTCCGTAATAGACGTGTGGAATATCGTAGCTACCTGCTAAGTCCTCTTCCATCTGAAATGATGCACTCGCCGCATCAGCACCGCCAATATAACTCTCATTGTAGAGATTGGGTGTATTCCAGGCATTTTGAATCGCCAACCATTTTGATGTAGGAGTATCACTGCCGTGAAAAGCAGCCAATCCAAACAAATTAAATGAATCTCGTGCAGGAGGGTCTACCGTTGTTGGCTCGGCCATGATGTGAACGCCCGAACTGTCGTCTACCACTTTGATTCCGTGACCCGCAATTATATTGGTCCGTTGCAACTTTTCGTTGACGGAATTGACCCAATTGGCGGTCAAGAATTCGCCTTGCTTAAAATTGTTCCATTTATTTTCCATGTTTAATCCGGGCAAGTAGGCGGTGTATGACTAATCCAATACGGATTCTGCTGCATTACTCGTGCGTTAAAATCAATCGGAATATAGACTGGCTTGGAAATTCCGCCACCATGCCTGATCCTGTAAGGCACGAATTTACCAGCAGATATAGAATAGCGATTGTTCCAGCCGTTATAGTTGCATTGAAAGTTAAAAACCTGCTCGTTGGCAGTTCCACCATTCGTGGTCACGGCCCATCTAGTCCTCATTCCGTTGAATAATAAAGTTCCTGGGCTGAATCCATTCCACGCATATTGATTGACTTTCCCAACGGCACAAGACCAGACCGAAGGATCGGGGAATGATCTATAATTCAAACTAATTGAAATAGATGCCTTTGGAATAACCTTGTAAATTGCCTCGTCAGTAAATGGCTGACGATTAGTGGCATTGTCGTTATTCGCAGGATTGGGAGCGGTGGAAAAGAATTCATCAATCGTATCTGATTTATCCAAAGGCAATTTTAGATGTTCTGCGGACAAATCAAAATCAATTTCCCCAGAAGATACGCTGAACTTACCAAAGGAAACAGTGACGAATGCCGTCTTAAAATCTCCCTCGCCTCTGGAAGGAGGATGTTCCACAGCTTGACAAGTGTAATCGCCAGCCTCCTGTACATCGACAGCCAAGGCAAATAACCGCACCCCCGGTCTAGCATATATTTCTGGCTCGAACGCCACCATAACACCATCAACAACTCGAAAGCCCCCAACAGCAAGCGTTGCGTAGGCAATAGCTTCATTGAACGGAGCATAGAAAGAAACTTCTGCTTCCGGCCCGTCCTTGGTCACTCTGAATTTTTCTGTTACTTCTTCAAATGCCAAATAACCCATCTTGATTCCTTATGTTCCAACCGTTAAAATTTATCCCTGATGGGAGAGATGAGTCAAAATGCTTATGATATTTGCTCATCTCTCCCGTTTTTATGCCAACCCCACCTTTAATCCCTTGACGGACGTGCTTATATTAGACAAGTGTTGATTCATCTGTTTTTGTTCGTTAAGTTGATTCTTCTGCAACTCAGTTTGTTGTTTGGCGTCTGATACATCCATCGTATTCAAATCACGCCATGCTTGCCCTAATTCTTGAAATTGAGGTTTTGCCTGACCTAAACGAACCAAAGGATGAGTTTGAGGCATATTCTCTTTGTTCCAAATCTTCGATCTCTCTGCGACATCCTTGGCAATGTTGTCCGAGAAGCCGGTCAATTTGCCCAATGCCGAACCAATCGCAGACATCTTCAACAACTTGTCCACGATCCGCCCCAGCGTCAGGTCGATATTGATTAGATCGAATGCGAAATTTTCAATGGCCTGACCTATGTCGCCAAAAATCGAGCCGATAATCATAAAGAACATTTCCCATTGGGTCCAATCAATGCTGTCAATTATGTCTGCCACTCTCTGAAATTGGGCAACCAACCCATTCTGGACCTTGCTCACCAGTTCAGTCATCCATTTGGCACCTTGTCCAAACCAAGCCACTATTTTTCCCAGCAGTTTTCCAAAAGGAGCAAAAATGGTCAGCAACTCCTTCCCAAAAATTACCATTGCGGTCAAAGGATTCATTACTAGAAAAACGGCCCCAGCCAACATGCTGATAACTTTTAGAACTGCTTTGAAGATGTCTTTAATCCCCGTGCCTTCACCAACAATGTCGGCCAGACCCTTATAAATGTCTGCCAACCATTTAACCCAATCATTAGCAATTTCTAGAATTGCCTGGGCAAATGGCGCAAGTATTTGACCGAGATATTTCAGTGCTTCTCCAACATTAGCCATCAATTGGTCCCAAGCCCCGCCCAAACTATTCACTTGCTTCTTTTCATCTTCCAGACCAGCATTTCCAAGCTCGGCCAACTTCTCCATACGTTGATTTTGCCCGTGATACCCACGCAAAGCATGAGTGTCGGTCTTAATGCCTTTGGATTCCTCGGTCAGAATCTTCATGGCGTTTTCTGTGCTGCCGCCAATCTTGTTTTTTAGTCCAACAGCTAATTGTGTGAAGTTTTCAAGTTCCTTGGTTGGGACTTTCATGTCCAAGCCAATTGAGGCCACCTTGAGAATTTCCTCAGTGGTCAGTCGGCTCGTCTTGGACAAGTTACGAGCAAAATCTTGAAAACTTTTTGTGAACGATTCGAGTTGAGATTGCTTTCCTTCAAAATCTAGCGAAGCCTCTGCGGCAGCCTTGAAGGCAACGAGTTCTTTTCTCGCTGCCACAAAGCTCTTTAACGCCTTCATTAGCGAGCCAACTAGAACGGCTATGGCTGCACCCCAGCCCAAAGTGGAGGTCGAAAGCACCGCAAACAGCCCAGCAAATCGACCCAATCCAAGGGCACTCAAAGCAGTTC